TTGTCTTCTAAATAAATTAAAATCATCATACCTAATGTGTTTGAGGTATCATTTTCAACAGATTCTACTAGACTTTCTTCTTTGGTATTAATATATGATAAATAAGAAATTATTACTCTATCATAACAACGGATATAATGATCTAATCTATTAGAGTCCACTGAAAGCCACTTACTAGAATAACATTTAGAATGGAAATACCAAGATTTCCAATGTGAATCTTTGGAACCATTTTTAATCATTCTATCTGAATCACCTATGATTGCAATCTTGAACCAAACTAAAGATGATAATTCACCGGATCTCAACATTGGACCTTGGAATAGAATTATAAAGACATCCTTTATCAATGTTGGCTTAACAATGAAACACTTATTTATTTGTTTTCTAAGAGCATTAATATTAATCTCTCTATAAATCTGTTGACAAAATCTAAGATAATCTAAACCAGGGCCTCTCCACTTCAAAACATTCTCACCAGGATTCTGAATTTTTGAATAATTAAAAGAAAGCTCTTTAACAGAGTCACAATCCAAAGCAGGATTCAACCAAATATTTGAATATTTATTTGATGCCATTCTGTGCGCTTCTGACTTTTTTTGAAATTGTTTTCTCATGGGTCCTTCCAGAGATATTGTGTAAATCTCTTCTTTTGTCAAAGACAAGAATCTAAAACATTCTGATTCTTCAAATTTAAATGCTTTACATCTATCTGAAGATAATTTTCTGGATCTTTCACCTAATGCTCTGAGGAACATATCGGATGACTCTTTAAAGTAATTTAAAGCAATTCTAACTAATTCTTCATCCTGTAATGTTGATCTTTCTTCTAATAAATTAACATCTAAATTTCCACAATTTGGTATTGGCAAATATGATCTAAACTTTCTCGACTGATCAATTAATGTTTCTCTAAGTTCAGGATTGATAATATAAGAGAATGAACTATTTTTATTATGAAAATCCCAAAATTCATTAGAATCAGCCTTCTCATTTTTTGTCAAGTTTGAGTCAAGATTATCAACATATGTTAATGCTTCATTAATCACTTTGCTTTCATCTGGAATGTTATTCAGTTTAATTAAATCATCAATATCATCAACATCATTAAAAGGGATGTTGCTGAATTTATGAATGTCATCCTTCAAATCTTGAAAACTATACTTGATTTTTTGATTAGATAACAGAGAATAACTTGTTTTCTCATTATCCTCAAAATATTCATTCAGTTTAATTAATTTTCTTGTTATATCTTCAATCTCATCCTTAACTAATTCAAATTCCATCAATTCTTCATCAGTAAAGGATAAGAAATCATTATCAAATAATGTTTTAGAAATAGGATCATAAACAATAGGGATTATGTCCACCTCTTTCTCTTCAATTTGGATTAAAACTCTTTTGAGTAAATCATATTTACTAAGCTTGTATTGTTCTGCCTTAACACTACTAGAAACTGTCACATCCAATAAATTAATCTTGCCATTTCTTTCAAGGACGATATCTGGAGATTGGTTCTTTATGTATTCAGAAAAATCTGATTTTAAAATTCTTGGATAATGATGATAAATTGCTAGCTCACCAAACTCAATTTTAAATATTCTACATACAAACCTATGTAAAATATCATGTCTCTCCTTAAGTAAAGTTTGATACTCATTCATTTTAAAATCATCACTAATATCATCTTCAGAATCTGACATTTGT